GAAAGATGCAGAAGCTAATGCAGATGCAAGACAAGAAATGCGACATGGTGGAGACGTTGAAGAAGAAATGGTAACTTTAGAACCTGACCAAGAACCTGCTATGCAGGAAATCAGAGTTGTTAAAGAAACTGTAGATTCACCAAATAGGATGATAGAAGATGAGGATGAAATATCTAAAAGTATTAAATCCAGTATGATGCTTGACCCTATGCAACGTCACGTCAGAAGCTAAAATACGAGATAGAGCTACCCTAAGATATTAGGCACTCTATTAAAATTAACTTTTGAAAGGCGACCTTTACAAGACAAGCCCTATAGTGCACATATAGCTACCTTGTTAAACGAAGCCCTGAGTAGGAGGAGAATATGACTACACAAGTCACTGAGGAACAAGCCAATCCTTATAATATGAAAAAATCTTGGCATAATGATGTAGAAGACAAAGAATTTGTATCTGCTGATGATGGTTTATTTTTTCAAAAAATAACACCGAAGAGTAATCAAAGTGTTAAAACTGAAATAGACCCAAGGGAACTTGAACAGGAAAGTCAAGAAGTTACTTCTGACCAACCTTACAAGAAACCTGATTATAAAAAGCGATATGATGATTTAAAAAAACATTATGACTCTAAATTGAATGAGTTTAAATCTAGAGAGCAGGAGTTACTTGAAGAAGTTACTAAAAATAAACAAAACTATAAAGCTCCTAAAACTGAAGAAGAACTTGAACAATTTAAAAAAGAGTATCCTGATGTTTATGAAGTTGTCGAAACTGTTGCTCATATGCAGTCTGAATCTAAAGCTAAAATTTTAGAAGAAAGATTACAGAAAATGCAAGAACGTGAACAACAAATGCTACAAAAAGAAGCTGAAAAAAGATTATTAGATAGGCATCCTGACTTTGAAGATATTCGCAATAGTGATGATTTTCATAGTTGGGCAAAAGAACAGCCTACGTCTATCCAAGATTGGATATACAATAATGCTGATGATGCTGATTTAGCTTCTCGTGCTTTAGATTTATTTAAAAAAGATTTTGGCATAGAGATTTCTAAAACGACAAAGTCAAATTCTAAAAAGACTAAAGAATCTGCTGCTGATATGGTATCGACTAAAACAACTAAAGTTGAGCCAAAGCAAGAGAAAATTTGGTCTGAAACGGAGATTGCTGCTATGAGCATGGACGAGTTTGATAGGCATGAAGCCGAAATAAGCGAAGCTATGATTCAAGGCAGAATCGTAAAGTAACTATTAACTTATAAAGGAGTACAATCATGGCTCAGTTTTTTGAACCAAGTCCTGATACTAATGCTAACTTTGGTAACTCTGTAAGTGGACAAACCAATAGTTTCTTCCTACCTAAGATATATTCCAAGAAGGTTTTAAACTTTTTTAGGAAGGCATCTGTAGTGGAAGCTATTACTAACACCGATTATGCTGGTGAAATATCTGCTTTTGGAGACTCAGTTAGAATTATTAAAGAACCTGTAATATCAGTTTCTGATTATACAAGGGGTTCTGATACTACTGCTACTAAGTTAACCGACCAAGAGATTACACTCGTTGTCGATAGTGCAAAATCTTTCAAATTCATCGTTGATGATATTGAAACAAATATGTCTCATGTAAACTTCAAAGAAGTTGCAACCTCATCTGCTGCTTATGCGTTGAGAGATTCATATGATGCTGCTGTTATCGCTTCAATGTTTAGTGGAGTTTCTTCTTCAAGCCCTGACCATGTCTTGGGTGCTGATGCTTCATCAGCTACTCAAACAATGGGACAACATCAAGGTGGTTCTAATGCTATCGACCTAACAGGTTCAGATGGTACTGGAACAGACCCACTAGATGTAATGTCATTTATGGCTAAATTACTTGACGAGCAAAGCGTACCAGAAGAAGGTAGATGGTTTGTAGCCCCTCCTTCATTCTACAACGAACTTGCACAGTCTGGTTCTAAGTTATTGTCTGTAGACTTTAACGCAGGTCAAGGGTCAATAAGAAACGGGTTGGTTTCTAGTGGTAAACTTCGTGGTTTTGATATGTATAAGTCTAATAATATTGCTGCTACATCTACTTGTACTGGTAAGATTATGGCTGGGCACATTTCATCTACTGCAACTGCTCAAACTATCATCTCAACTGAGGTCCTAAGAGACCCTAGTTCTTTCGGTGATATCGTTAGAGGATTGCACGTATATGGTGCTAAAGTATTAAGACCTGAAGCATTAGTTTCAGCTTTTTATACTGTTGATTAATATCAATACGGGGGAGTCTTCGGACTCCTCCACTTTTTAAGGACACTTATGAAACATAACGAACAACAACTAACAGGTAATCCAAAGCCTAGTGGCAACATTTCATATTACAATACTATCGAAGAAAAAGAAAAAGTATGTAAAGAAATGGTGGGTTATAACACAATGAAATTTAAATACGAAGAAGAAAAGGGGAAAAAATAATGGGAATGCATAAGAAAAAAATGATGGGCAGAGGTGGTTCAGCAATGTACCGAATGCAAAAAGTGTACGGAGGAGGAATGCCACCTAAGGATAAAAAAAGAAATCCTAAAAATAGTGGTGGTCTGGTAGTAAACTCTGCACCAATGGCAAAACCTAACTAAACATGAAGGTTTCAGCACCAAAGGGATATCATTGGATGAAGTCTGGTAAGTCTTTTAAACTGATGAAAGACCCACGTGGAGGTTATAAACCTCATAAGGGAGCAAGTAAAACTGCAAATTTTGAAATACAAAAGGTTCATAAAAAATAATGGCAACAACATATTTAGATTTAACAAATGAGATTCTTAGAGAACTCAATGAAGTACCTTTAACATCTGCTAACTTTTCAAGTGCTGTTGGCTTTCAACAGTTTGTTAAAGATGCTATCAATAAATCTATTTTTGATGTAGCTAATCAAGAACCTCAATTACCTTTCTTTGCAACCGGTGAAAGTGGAGCAACAGACCCTTTTTATGGGAACGTAACTGTAGCAACTGTAGCCGGACAAAGATGGTATGAGTTAAAAGCAGCAAGTTCTAGTGTAGCTGATGATTATGCTTCAGTAGACTGGGACGATTTTTACTTAACAACTATTAATGTTTCTGGAGAATCAGCTCCATTTGTTTCAAAAGGATTACGTTTTTTAAATTTATCTGATTGGAAAAGTACATATCGAGATGGCGAAAATGCAGATGATGCTGATACTCAAGCTTATGGTGTTCCAAGATTTGTTATTAAATCTCCGGATAGTCGAAAGTTTGGACTAAGTCCTATTCCTGATAAAGTTTATAATGTGCATTTTTATGCATTTGATAGACCAACAAAACTTTCAGCTCACGATGATACAATAGTATTTCCAGAACAATATAGTAATGTAATTACTTCACGAGTAAGATACTATGTGTGGCAGTTTAAAGAAAGCCCACAACAAGCAGCTTTTGCTTTAGATGATTATAAAAAAGCTTTAAAATATATGAAGTCTAGTTTAATCAATCCTACTCCAAGAGTAATGACAGATGATAGAAGATATTTTTAATATATGGCACGTTCTCAACCTTATACAGTAGCCTGTGATGGAGGATTAGTAAAAGCATCTAATCAGATAGATTTACTTAAAACTCCCGGAGTAGCTACTGAACTTAAAAACTTTGAGGTATCTATTGAAGGTGGATACAGACGTATTAATGGTTTTTCAAAGTTTGGTGGAGGTAGTGCAGCTTTACCAACAGGTAGTGTTACAAATATATTAGGAGTAATACCTTATGGTGATGGAGTTGTAGCTTGTGCAGGTACAGGAATATTTTTTAGTCAAGATGGCACAAGTTGGACCAACATAAGTAGAAGTTCGGTCTCTGGAAGTGGTGATAATCATACTGCTTTTACAGGTCGTAGCACACTAACTAGAACTTCTCAAGGTCAAGTAAATTTTGCAATTTTTGAAGGTGCTACATTTGATTATGGTTTATTAGTAATATGTGATGGAGCTAACAAACCTTACTTCTTTAGAATGGAAGGAACAGGTTCTTTTACAGGTAGAACTTTCTTTGCAGGAGAGATAACTGTAACAGGAACAAAGTTTGCAACTCATGCAGCTATTCACGACAAACATTTAGTTGTTGCAGGAGTTGAAGATAATTTAAATAGTATATTTTATAGTGGTACATTAGACCCAACAGACTTTACAAGTACAGGGTCAGGTTCAATAACACTAGAAGACCAAGTAGTAGGTATAAAAAGTTTCCGTGATGAACTGTTTATATTTTGTGAAAATAGTATATTCAAGTTACAAAATATAAATAGCACACCGGTCATTGTACCAGTTACTAAAAATATTGGTTGTCTAAGTGGACAAAGTATACAAGAGATAGGTGGTGATTTGATATTTTTAGCACCTGATGGTTTTAGAACAGTAGCCGGTACAGCAAGAATCGGAGACGTTGAGTTAGGAACTGTATCAAAAGCGATACAACCTTTACTAACTACACTAGCTGAAAATATAAATACTTTTACTATTACAAGTTTAGTATTAAGAGATAAATCACAATACAGATTATTTTATACCGATACAACAACTCCAACAAGTTTACAAAGAGGGATTATTGGTACACTAAGACCAAATGGTTTTCAATGGTCAGAAACTAGAGGTATATCAGCAACAGCTACAGGCTCTGGTTTTAATGAGAATGGTATTGAAGAATACTATCATGGAGATTCTACAGGTTATGTATATATACATGATTCTGGTAATGATTTTGATGGTAGTAATATTTTAGCCAGATATGCTACACCAGACTATGATTATGGTGATTTTGGAACATTAAAAACTTTACACTATGTAAGAGTTTCAGTTTCAGCAGAGGGTGTTGTAACACCAGAGTTACAAATTAAATATGACTTTGGTAATACAAGTGTTCCACAACCAGCAAGTAATTTTAGTTTTGGTACAGTAAATCCACCAGCAGAGTTTGGTGAAGCTGTCTTTGGCACAAGTGTCTTTGATGGCACAGCAAGTCCAC